CTTGATGTTGACAATGCAAACTCACCGCCTGCCGCGGTGTTGTAAGAATTGCTGGATGCTGCCGTGTAGCGGCGAACGGGAATCAGAGCTGCTTGTGCTGTGGTTTCGTCGCCTGTGGAACTTGTGCGTCCGGGGTTTGTCACTTGAATATAACTTGACGCTTTTGATGTGATGATAAATCTGCCATTATTTGCGGCAGTGGCAAACCCCGTTATATCAACATACATCCCGACAATAAAATCAACTGTTGAGCTTGTCGTATAACGGACTGTTGTCCCGCTTTGCCATAATGCTGTTGTGCTTAAGTTATTGTTATTGGTTTGCAGTATATCAACGTAATCACCATTGGTGAACGTTGAAGCGCTTGAGCGAATCAAAGACACATCAAGCGTGTAATTACTTGTGGTATTTGCAATAAATAAATGATTTTTAAATAATGCAATATCTAAACCAACAGGCGGCGGAAAGTTTGCTTCAGTCTCGCCCTCGCCTGTGTTTGGGTTTGTATACAAATAGGTGCTTTTAAATAAATCATCGACTGTGTCTGTGTAATTGATATAGCCCGTTGCAAGCTGTCCACTTGTGACGTTTGCTTCATAAATAAGTTGTAGCGTGCTCTCATCAGGTGCCACGTCGTTATTGATTGACGCGTTGCTCCGGTACACGCGATATAAAAACGCCGTTGAGTTTACATCTGCGGGTATTGTAAATTCTAATTGTGGTTGAATGCGTTTCCCAAATTTTAACGCTGTTGAGTTTGCTGTTGCTGTCAGCACAGCTGCGGTACTAATTGTAAACGTGTTGGTTGTATAACCCGTTACAACGTACTCACCATCAGGCACGGGAATAGTGCCATTTGCGTTTTTAATTGTGACGAAATCATTGGTCACAAGTCCATGCGCGGCATACGTTACGGTCACGTTTGAAGTTGCAATTGAGATTGACGTTGCCGTAATTAATAAATTCGCTGTTTGGGTAAATTCAGATGGCGCACCTAAAATTAAATTTTGATTAACATCTTTTCTGCCAAATAAAACCCGATACCCAATTTGTGTATCCGGTGCGTGGATTCCGGTATTGACAGCATAACTTGAGCCGGAACCCAACGGCAAGTACAACAAGTCAGGCGCTTTATTCACACCTGCTTTTAATAATGAGGACGTTGTGTCTTCAAGTTTTATAATAAAATTATTGCTTGGAATAAATAAGTTCCCGCCTGCCTGTGCCGAACGCGGTAAACTAATTGTAAATGTTTGGCCAAGCAAAGTTGTAATCGACTGAAAATCGCCCGCAATTGTCTGATCGATTCGTGAAATTGTCGTGCGCGATGTGAGAATTAATTTATTCTTGTAATCAATAATATCAACAGGACTTGGGGGCGGTGAACTTAAAAATGTGGCGTAACCATTTCTTTTTTGGATGATATCATCTTGTGCAAAGATGATGTTTTCTGCAATTTCTAAGAAGCCCTGCGCGCTATCTTGAAAGCTATTTTGTTGTAAATTTAAACCTTTAAATTGTGTAATTTGCATTTACAACCTTTAAGAAATTGTAATGTTCGGTAAAACTTTTCTACGCATTCTGCGATTTAAAAATCCGTTGCGGTTGATAATAATCTTAGGCTCACCTGTAATTCTTGGCGTTAAAATATTTTCCATAATTCGGCGCAACTCATTAAGTTGTGGTTTAAACGCCGTGTACGCTTGCAAGTCTTTTTGTGCTTCAATTATTTTTAATTCAATCGCTTTTGATAAGTATTTATAACACTCATCCGGCAATAAAAGCGTGTCAGTTTGACCTGCAAGTGTCACACGATCACCTGCTACCAATTCATCCGGAATATCGGATGGATTGAATGATAAGACTTGATCGTTGACGCCGAGAATTTGTTTATCAAATGATAAAATACGCGGATTGCACCGTGGGTTTGCTTGAATAAAGTCACAATAAACCGAAGCAGAAAACGTCGAGGGCGGTAAACTTGTGAGTGTCACATCTCCTGCTTCTAAATCTACAGATTGCACAACAGCGACAGCAGAACTCAATACCAAACTATTATGCTGAATGGGATATGTGAAATTTAAATACCCATAATTTGAATTTGGAGTTGGCACTAAATTAACAGTGTTACTTGAAAAATAAAAGCCCAATGGATTTCCTGGTGTCGTAATTTGCACGCCGTATGTATAATCATACAATCTTAAATCACGCGTGAGTGTTGGGTTTAATAAATCATCTTGAAAAAATAATTCCCGCAACTGTCCGCCAATCGCACGATAAGGCATCGTATAAGATTTTTTATTCGCGACGACTTGTTGCACTTCTGTGTAAAGAAGTCTGTCACTATGCAATCGTAAAATCATGGGAATAATGACGTCTTGGATTTCTTCGTCAGCCATTGCGAGTAAATCCGTGTCATCAAAACGAAATGATGACGCAGCAATTGTTTGGTTGCGTTTGATAGATGCTAACAATTCCGCAGTTGAGTAACTCATTTTTTCCCTACAACAAATGGCGTTTTATTGTCAGACTTTTTCTTTGGCGCCATGGTGATTTGAGTTTTTGAGACAATCATTTGATTTTTCTTTGGCGCAACTTTTTTCTCGTTTTCAGATTGCAACCATTTTTCAAAAATTGATGGAACTTTTGGTTCTTCCATCTCATTTTCTTCTTTATCTTCTTTTGCATCTTCTAATGCTTCTTCGATTGCCGCAACAGGTTTTACAGCTTTAGAGCCAAAACCTTGCGCCATTTTTGCGTGCATCGAATCAATTAATTTTTCTAGTATTTTTTCTGTCGCATCCGCTGCCATTATACATAACCCTCAATTAAAATGTTGACAGAGCCATTATCAAAAGTATCTGTGCTTGTAGTCGTAATTCTCAAGCGATCAACTGTTGCGGCCGTAGTTTTAACTCCAGAATTAATCGTCATTTGTGAAGTGGTTTGTCTTGTAACGCCATTTGAAACCCATAAATTTGATCCAAGCGTGATTATTGCTAAATGGCCAGTTGTATTTGTAGTGGAGTTATTACTAAATATTACAAACCCATTTGTTGCACTTGTACCTGTTGTCGACGACGCCGTAGTTATGTAAACTGTTGTCGACAAGTAACCGGTTGTTTCATAACCTGACGTTGTTCCTAATTGAATTAAAAGTTGCGCAGAGGCACTTAAAGAAACTTCATTAAATATAATTGTGATTTTTTTTGCCCAACTTGGTATGCCAGTAAAATCTATTGACGTCCCACTTGTTGTTGCTTTTGCTGTTTCAAGAAACATCAAACTATTTTTAATTCCGTCTAATGCAGAACCTGTATTGCCGCTTAAAACTAACGTCATTAGTCAATCCTCACAATTAAATTTCCTAACGGTATTTTGACTTCTGATTCCGGGGCAACAGGATCCGGAGGTTTTGGTAGGATTGGGTCAGTTGGTAAAACTGGTTCATCAGGCACAACGGGGACTACAGGAATAATTGGTTCAGGAGGTTTTGGTTTTTCTGCTTTCAATTCTTTTAATTCGTCTAGTGTTGTTGCATCATCTGCAAGTTTTGTAATATCACGCAAACGCTTTTTTTCTTTGATAATTTCTGTTGTATCACCATTAACTTCTAATGCTTTTAAATATTCCACATCTTGTGCCGCAAGTAATGGTTTGCGTTCTTCACGTAATCGTTGTTTCGTTATTTTTTTCGCTTTGTCAAAATTAATGTCGATTTTTTCTTGCACATGTTCCCACGCACTGCGGAATTCGCGGTCGTGTGGGAGTTCTGACACATCAACAATTTTATAATCAGTATTCGGCGGCACATCTTTAGCAGCGATTTGTTCTATTGTTAACTCGCTGTCAGGTGAGGGAATTATGACTGAAATTCCGCCGTCGTTATTTTGATATACAATACGTTTCATGATTTCCCCTAACGGAAAATAGCCACTAAAATTTGGTCATGATCAACCAGAGAACCTCCCGCAGAAGTCGAACTCACAAAACCAACAGTAATTTGTGCGGTTGTTGTTGTTTTTGTATTACTCGTCGATGCATTTTTAGCACCACATATAGCATAATTAGTACCAGTATATCCGCCTATACATGTTCCAATTATTGTATAATTTGTATCAACCATAGCATTAGTAAAGTTAACGGTGTAGTCACCAACTCCATTATCAGTAATACTCGACACATTCCCACTTGCACGAATTGCAACCGTGCCCGTACCATTAAAATTTACCCACGCACGACATCCATAAGCCGTTGCTACGGATCCATACCCGGAATTGAATTGCAAATTTCCGGAATTCACAGACAGGGCATCTGTTCCGTTATTTCGTAACGTAACGATTCCCGATGTGTCGGATGCAATTTCTAAACCCGTTGTGGTTGAAGCATTGAGTGTAACAGCCATCAGTTGCCCTCAATTAAAATGTTGACAGATCCTGCATCGAATGTTGCGGTACCGCTAACTGTTGTAATTCGTAATCGGTCAATAATTGCAGTAGTAGTTTTACTACCCCCTCCTACCATAAAAGCATTTCCTATCCCAATATCAAACCCTGAATGTGAGCAGATATACGTTGAGCCACTAATCAAATTAATTAAAACATTGGCCGTAAAAGTAGTAGCCGCGTTGTTATTATTAATAATAAACCCCGCCGTTGAGGTAATAGTATTCGTACCAGATCCCGAAGAATAGCCTGCCCCGCTTGAATACCCAGTGTTTTCTATGCTTCCAAATCCAATCTGAATTAGCATAGCTGATGCTGTTGCTGCGGTTGAAGTATTATTAAAAATCACAGTAATTTTTTTTGCCCACGATGGGATATTTAAAAAATCTTTAAAAGTACCGCTAGTAGTTGCTTGAGATGTTTCTAGTTTTAATAATTGAATTGTCCCTGTTGCAGCTGGCAATTCTAAATTATTTGTCCCAGCAATTGCGGGCGTGTCTAGTGTGACCTGTCCGCTTGTTGCACCTTTTAAAATTATTGGCATAAATTCCTCACAAAATAACCCAACGAGAATTGCTTGGGACAGTAACAGTAATCCCAGAATTAATCGTAATTGTTCCTGTGCTCATTGCGTTGTTATTTGTTGTGATAGTATAATTTGTCGTGACAGTTTGGCCATTTTCGTAAAATATTGCATCACTGGCACCTCCTGTCGCACCGCCAATTGATGAAAGACTTGTGCCGTTATCGACAAATAATCTTTTCGCATCCGAGGCAAAAAGAATGGTGCCTTCTTTGCGCGTCAGACTATTTAACGTTGATAGCGATGCCTTGGGTGTTGTGATGCGTGAGGTGTCCGATGCGGTGCCGCCATCAATATCTTTATTTGTAATTGTTTGCGAAGTTGTTGTTCCCACAGCAGTAAAATTTGCATCGGGTAACGTAACAGTCCGCGTTGTACCTGTTGTAATTCCTGCAACGTTAAATGTTAATTTTTTTGTTGGATCTGAATTATCCGTGATAAATGTTGTGGATGATTCTAATGATTTATTTTGTAATGTTTCAGAATTCGAACGCCCCACAAGTGTGACTGTTGCATCGGGAAGTGTGAATGTTCTTGCGGTTGCTGTGCTGATTTGTGACGCGTCAAATTTAGCGACTTTTGTTGAGTCAGATTGATTCACAATAGCCGTAGTGCTGTCAAATAAGAGTTTGTTTGATAATAATTGCGTCGCCGTTGTGCCGACAAGTGTTGAGTCGGAATCAGGAAATGCAAACGTGCGCGTGGTTGCAGTTGTAATTCCGCTCACATCAAATGTAATTTTTTTTGAATTGTCCGCGTTACTGATGACAAATGTGGAATTATCAACCAAAGATTTGTTTGATAGTGTTTGGGTTGTTGCTGTTCCAACAATTGTCAAGTCAGCATCGGGAAATGATACAACGCGCGTAGTGGCGGTTGTCAGACCATTTAATTGAAATTGAATTTTTTTAGTGTTGTCTGCATTATTGATAAAATAATTGGCGTTATCAACAAGTGATTTATTTGTGAGAGTGTCCGCAGAGGATGCCGTAATCGGTACATCACCGCTTGCAACTGTGTTACTAATAAACTTCCAATCGCCTTGATAAAAAGCAATAATTATCTTCTGTTTATTATTATTAATAACAAAAGAAGAATCACCGTTGATAGTGTTAGTTCCATTAGGAATAAGTGTAATATTATGAGTTGCGGCGTTTCCTGACTCATCACCAATAAAAAAGATTTGATTTGCAACACCTGCTGGTAAATTCACAGTTGCAGCGCCTGCGTAATTAATCCCCACAACACAATCTGTCGCAGCACTCACAACTGTAGTCGCAACTGTTGAAATTCGAGTTGCTAGAAATTGTTTATTTGTTGTTTGCGCATTGCTTGCTAAATCAACGAGAAAATCTGTAAGCGACATCCAACCCGTTTCGCCTGATTCAGGAATACTATAATTTGTATTGTTCCAGGTGCGTTGTATGCTCATTTAGTTATTCCTTTTATTTTTTCAAAAGTTCTTAGGCCGCCAAGGCCAAGCATACCTAAAAGTACTGGCAAAATCTCATCAATTTTAAACACGGGCAATGCTGTAATTTGTTTATCAAACAAAGTTAAGATAAAAATAAATAACGGTTGAAGTAAATAGTTATATCCAAAAATTAAACCACAAATCCACATGATACAAGGACGTGCTCCACTGATAAACACGTTGTCACTTGTAGCTTGTGCTTGGTTAATTTCCATTTGTTTAAAATCCGCTTCTTGAGCAAGTTTTATAAGTTCCGCCTGGGCTTTTTGCGCGTCTTCAGCGTTTGGAAATATTTTGTCAATAACGGTTGAGATAAGCGGGAAAAGTACAGGCGGCAGACTCATGATAGACCTCAAAATTAAGAAGCGGCTTCGTCATTAATTCCTTCCAACAATCCGTTTTTTGCTGGGGAACGGCAGAACATATAAACATCACCGTAAGTATGGAACACATACGCACCTTGGTCTTGAAGTTGAAAGATTAGTTTTTCTTCGGGCATACCCTCAATTTGTGTTGCAATATCCTGTGAACCGCTGCACATCCACTCGTCAGTTTTCAGTAACAGACTATCACCTTCCATAATGTAACGATGACCGATAATCTCAAGGTCACCCTCTGCATATGCAAAGCGAATGGCTTTACCGCCATTGACAATTTCTGATTTATTGTACGAGTAGTCATACTGACGCGCTGCCAGTTCGCTTGCCACAATGTTATGAAATGTGCGTGGGTTTACATACACTTTTAAATCACCGGAAAGGCCGCCAGCATTGACCATGTCAGCAACAAATGATTCTAATTTTGCAAATGTAAGCTTGCCAGTGATAGTGCCAACATTTCCTTTCCACAATGGGTACGTTGCGGCGTTGATATTAAAAAGTGTGCCGGTATTTTTGAGAATCTTTTTTATGCCTACCATCTCATTTGACACTTCCATTCCCTCAAATGCGAGAATGTGAGAGCCTGAACTTGAGGCAGCGACTGGTGTAAAGTCAACTTTTAAAATTCCAAGTGCAGAATCAGCACTAATGAGTTTTCCTTCTGCGACAACGCTTAAGTTTGAAGCGAGGAGTTGCTTGACTTTGACACCTTGCATACCAACCCAAATACCGGATGCAAAATCTCCTGCATTTAATAAAATGTAATTATTGCCACTGCTGCTCAAAACTCCTGCGGTAAATGTAAGCGAGCCGTAAAGGGAACTGGTCAAAGTTCCGCCACCATTTGTAAATGATGCCCCGCGGTAAGTTGCTGTCATATAAGCAACGCGGCCAAGAAGTTTGGTGGTGTTTTGTCCGTGAATTTTGACAATTTCTTGAAAGCGTTTATGCGACAGCATATTGTTTCTGACAACGTGTTTCGTTGCTTCAACAAACGCTGCGTCATTGCCAAGCGACCTACTAATTGATTGCCAAGGAATGACAGAACGTAACACAGAAATTGACGGCGAAATTTCACTTTGACGGATTGCACCGGCGATTGCTGGGTTGATATTAAACACCTCACCGCCAGAACCCGCAAATGTGATCCCAACTTCGGAACCCAGCACGATGGCTTCAATATATTTATCACCCACACGGCCTTTTTTTGTGTAAGCAACTTCTTTGTTGATTAATAAATCGTCCATCGGCAATGCGGAAGTGTTCATTTGCCCATAGACGTCTTTAAAGATTTTAATGACTGACGAGCTACTTGTTTGTGACATAATTTAATCCTTTTTAAGCTTGTATAAAGTCAATTGTGATGAGGATGATACCAGCGGTAACGGAATCCAAGTTGCCCGCTGAAAAGCGCCCGTAAATGTTTCCTGCTGGTGACACAGAAATTTTCGATGTGGCAGCATCGGGCAGTGTTGTTGTTGCAACACCCTCACCGACGACGTATGCAATTGAGTTTGCGGGTGTTCCGCCTGTTGTTTGGATGGTTTCGATTCGTGCACCGAGAACAGCTTTTGCGCTGTTGTGTGCAATAATAAAGCCAAAATAATTCGAGCCCATCGCAGTTGAACCAAAACTTGTTGCAACAACGACATCATTTGCTGTGCCAAGCATATTGTCTGTTGCTGTCTGATTAAAATCTCCGGTGTCAAATCCAAACAGCACCGGTGCACCCTGTAATGCAATTTGCGCAGCGGTTTTTGCTGCAGAGATTGTGAATTTTAAAGTGAGTGTGTCCACTTGCGATTTTTGCAAGCGCTCGTCAGGTATGACTTTAGTGTGTGTAGCCATTAATAACCTCGTTTAAAAAATTGTTCTAAATTTGATGATACTTTTTCAGATTTTGGCGGAGTTTTTGTTTTCAATGATGGTATTTTTGCGCCTTGTTTTTTAGCTAAATACGTCTCAACAAATTTCTCTGCGTATTTTTCTGGGAGGAGTTCTAAAAACTTTTCCGGGTTTTGCTCTGTCCACGCGGCAAGTCGATTTTGAAACGAATTTTTACTACGTGTCAGTGCATCTTTTACCGGCAATCGTTGTTTGCTTGCTTTGTATTCTGCAAGCATTTGTTCTGCAACATCAGCGATCATTTCAACCGTGGGTTTTGTGATTCCCATTTCTGCAAAAGTTGCTGCAAACTCGTCATCAAGAGATTTTGCAATAATTGCTTCTTGCTGTGCGAGTTGCTGTTGCTTTTGACTTGATTCAAAATCATCACGCCACTTTTTGAGCTCTTTCAATTCTTTGGCTTCCGGGGAAAGCTGTTGCTCTTCTTGCTGTGCACGGATTCGCTCAAGTAGCCGTGATTCGTAATATTCGTAGGGATTAATGCCGAGTTGCTCTAAAAGCAATTCCGGATTTTCTTTCACTTGTCCTACAAACTGCTCAATTTGTTTCTTTAACTCTGCTGCTTCCTTAAACCGTTTATCTGCACTAACGCCTTTTTGGTAGTTAGAGATCAATTCAGTTTCAGGGACTTCAAGTTCGCTCCCATCCACTTTGACGCGAAACTTTTTAGTTTCGGCAGTGGTTGATGGAGTTTCTGCAACATTATTTTCTGTAACAACAGACTCTGCCGCTGGTGCTGGGTTAGTATCAGTCATGATCATCCTTTTTGTGGGTAGAAATAACTTATACTAACTATTGTTACAAAGCCCAAAATTTTATTTTCAAAAGATGAGAAAAAGATGACTCGTGGTTTGCTAGTTTTGCACGCGAGCATGCTAGAGATTTGGCGCGCACAGGATAAGCACCAAGGGCGATAGGTAGTTAAACCTTGATGCTCAAAAAGCATCTTACTCAATTCTTTATAAAATTCTATTATTATTGATTAATAATTAATTTTCAGCTCAAGGCCTCCTGGCCTTTTTTGCTGTGTTTTGCTTGGTTTTTTAAAAGTTGTGCTTATTTTAAAGGTATTTTCTCCTCAAGGTCAGCTCACAGTGTCAACCTTGGGCTTATTCGATCATCTCCCAAGGTTCTTCTATTGTTCTTCTATAGTACTTATATAAAAAAATATTATTATTAAATAATAATAAAAAAATAAAAGAATACAACAGTTGAAAACTATAGTAGCCAAAAATTTTCAAAACCCGATCGCCAGATCCGTTATTATTAATTAATAATAGAATTTTAGAGAGATCGGCAGAAATTTTTTCTGCCATGTTATCATAAGTTGTTACCTTGCCCTATTCCTCCATCATCACCAAAGATATTTTTAAGCCAATACAGCAACTTTAATTTTTTTAAATCAAAACTACAGCCCCACTCCCAAAATCAAAGCGGGAGATAGTCGTAAACGATTCCTAAGATTGGTTCCGATGGCCACTCTATTATACTAATTGTATTTTGTACATTTAAAGTTGGCCAACTGGCCAATCATTGACACTCAAGGCAAAGTTTTCTATGTTTTTCAACATGTTACATATTTTGGTCTGATATCTTCGGAGTTATCACATGCCCCTCGTTCTCGTTTTACTCTTTGCTGCTCTCGTGTTTTCAATACTGCCTTTTTTTATGGCACCCACGTTTTCGATTGTTGTTTTTCTCACTTCATTTTTTTTAAGTGTGAGCTTTGTTCTCTTGATGTGCAAAAAAAAACCGGATGATAAAAACTATTAACCACTTGATTTCGATTGTGTTGTAATTTTTGGGTGTGTGTTTTATGGTGTGGGTGCTAAGCCGAGGGGTTTAGGTGTATTGTAGCTTAGTTATGGGTTCCCTATGAAAACCTTTTTAGTTATTTATATTTTGGATTAGGAAGAGGTTTGAAATTTTTAGTCTTAACAAATCTATCAACAGTTGCTCTGTTTACGCTAAACATTCTCCCGATGGCTGAATGACTGACCCGTAATTCGACAAGCTTCTTTATCTGATCCTCTTTATCATCAAGCACGCACTTACCCGTTGAGCCGGGAGGTCTACCCAATCGTTTTCCTCGCTTTTTAATAGCTGACAATGCTTCTTTTGTTCGATAGCTTACTAAGTCTCTTTCAATCTCTGCAAATAAACTAAACAACGTGATTAACATTTTAGATTGCATATCAAGTTGTTCTTTAATTACAATGTTTTCTTTTAGTGAGATAAGATAAATTTTTCCTTTTATAAAGCTATTTATTAATTGTATTACTTCTGTTACAGAACGACCTAGGCGACTTAGTTCGCTAACTATAATCGTGTCGCCCTTTTCCAATTCTGTGAGCACATTTGTCTTACGTTCTTTTAATGACTTGCGCGACGAAGCATATACTTCTACGAATTTGTTTATTATCAAATTGTGCTTATGTGCATAATCATAAATCGCAACTCTTTGATTGTTACAGTCCTGTGCTTCTGTCGAAACTCGAACGTATGCGCAAATGTTACCCAAAAACCCCTCCAATTTTTGAAAATGTACAAAACCAAATTATTTGTTACACTACTCTATACAAATTAACAAACATTATTTGTCGCAACAGTTGGGTAGCCTATACGTTCGTTTAAAAGTCGCAGTTGACTGACTGGCCAAACTCTAAATGTGTAAAAACACTTAATGATAATGATTCTCAATATCATAGATTAATTGTCTATCGTACATTTAAACGAGAAGATGAAAAAACTACTAAAGCTTAAATATATGATTTTATTGATTATTTTAGGAAAAAGATGAAAAAAAGATGACTCCAAAAACACAAAAAATTGATCCAAATCAATTCATTCTCTCAAAACCATTCATAAACATACAAAACTTTTTCAAACGCTCTCAAAACCCTCTATAAACAAGGAAAACTTTTTCAAACTACCCCAAAACCATTGGTAAACAAGCAAAACTTTCTAAAGCACAAACAAATATCAACAAACGCACTAACAAACGCCAGCCAATGTAGTAAATAACAGCCAAAAACTTTTTCGGCAACTTTCGTATGCAGAACTGCACTAGTACATAGATAGAATAGACAAAGCTCAATAAATGTAATAAGTACACTAAATGGAATTAAACAAAGTTTACTGTGCTGACAATTTACAAGTAATGCAATCAATGACAGACGCAAGCATTGATTTGATTTACATAGACCCACCTTTTAATACTAATAGAATTCAAAAAACCGCAACAGCGCAATTTTCAGATTCTTTCGGTGGTCTTGAAGAATACTTGAATTTCATGAGGCCACGGTTGCAGCAGATGCATAGACTATTAAAAGAAACGGGTAGTCTGTTTGTTCACGTCGACTATCGAGTTGTGCATTACTTAAAAATTGAGCTTGATAAAATCTTTGGCAGTCCCAAAAACTTTATCAATGAAATAATTTGGCATTACGTGATAGCTGGCGGTAGAAATTCAAAAAGTTTTAAAAAAAGACACGATACAATTTTATGGTATGCAAAAGATATCAATAAATATTATTTTTTTGATAATCAAATACGACAGCCTTTTACACCTGATAACAAACTTACAAATAAATTTCATGGTACAAAACGTGATGAAACTGGTAGAGAGTACGTCGAAAAATGGGGAACATGTACCAAAAAAAAATACAGATACTATCTCGACAATGGAAAAATGCCTGAAGATGTGTGGTTAGACATCAAACCGCTTAACTCTGCTTCAAAAGAACGCGTTAATTATCCAAACCAAAAACCTCAAAAATTACTTGAACGTATTATTAAAGCCGCAAGCAAACCTGATGATATTATAGCAGATTTTTTCTGTGGCTCAGGCACGACTTGCAAGGCAGCAAAATCATTAAATAGAAAATATTTGGGAATTGATAGCAACCCGCAAGCTATTGACTCATTTCAAAAATTTTGCTAAGTTGTTCATATCCTGTAAAAAAAAGTTTGTTTCCGCTGGGTTTCCTGTTCCCCCGGCGGTTTTTTTATATATATACTGCACAAATTTAAAGCATATTCTCTTGACTTAACTATTAAGCTATAGTATAATATAAATAGCCCAAAGAACAGGAGGGTGTGTTATGTCAGAGTTTTATATTAAAAAGCGCACAGCGCTGACGCAAGTATCTGTCAGTCACTTGCTCAACTATTTGAAAGGATTTCATGATTTTACGCTCTATAAAGATGAGCTTAAAAGTAATAGCAATAAAGTAGATTATTGCAAAGTGTTAGAAGCTGTAATCGGATGTATGTATGCTGAAAATGCAGTCGGCGAAAGAAAAAGAAACAAGCTTTTAGTGCAAGAAAGCACGTATACTTACGCTTATTACACGAATAAGTTTAACAAGAACTATAAAGCTCACAAAAAGCTTGCAAAAACTCTCGCAAAAGAAATGACAACACAACTTGACTTAGAGTTTGCAGAAGAAACTAAGTAAAGTTAAGAGCGCTCAAGGGAAACCTTGGGTTCTTTTAATTCTAATTTTTACACTATAAAACATGAGATTTGACAGCATGAAACAGGTTAAATTAAACAATAAAAAAAGAACACAAACTTTAGTAAATCAAATTTGGCCTGATTTAAATTATCGCCTTAATTTATACAAATTATATGGTTCAAATTGTTTAGAACATACCAGCAGTTTAATTTTAGATTTAGCAAATAACACCTGTTTTTTAATTGATGACTTTGAAGAAGAAGACTCAATCCCTTATAGATCACAATTAGATAAATATTTAACTATAAAACTTCACCTATATAATATAAATGACAATCAACAATTTATGGATTGTCAATATAAAACAAATTTGAGTCTAATTTGTGCCGAGGGTGACTACTTTAAAGTTGATTTAACAAAATTTAAATATATTCCAAAAATTAACCGTTGGTTTTCTGATAGCTTTATTGCTGAAGTTGATAAAGCACTTTTTAATAGACTTAAAAATTATTATCAAAACTATCCCGATTTATTTAATCTATTGTATCAAGAAGTGATTAATACACACAATCAACAGGAATTGGAAAATTTACTTCTATTTAAAATACCGAAAAAAATTTGTGCTGAAATAGATTTTCAGACAGATTTTAAAGTTCGTAAATTTTTAAGTCGTATCAATTGGCTTGAAAACAACCTATACAAACCTGACATTATCAAACGTTTACACTCACAAATTCTTGCACTCTATAAACAACAGGAGATTTAAAAAATGACAACAAGTTATATTGAAAACGACGGGCTTAAAATTTGTGCAAAATTTCTAAACAAATTTATAGCGTCAGATCCTTTAATAGATATGAGTTTTGATTTAGAAAGTGGTCTAGCAGCAAAAGAATTTTATGAAAAATTTAAAAATGATTTAAAATTTTTAAGCTGTATTTATGATAAAGAAAAATTAATCAATTTTAACAATTTAGCGTTATTTATTGCATTAAACTCTCACAGTAGCTTTCTCTGTGACGACGAAAAGACTTTACATATTAAAATTGCCAAAATTTGTTTGCCAAAATTTGAAGCTCTCATTAAAGAGAATCTCGACAATTTAGACAATCAAACAAGCATTGATGAGATATTTGAAACTCATTTTGCACATTTAGTAGCCCCAAAAAATCCTAAGGGTGGCAAATGGGATCTTCCTCGTATCGTGACACTTGCCGAAATAAAACCTTTTTTCGTTGATCCTAATAATATCGACGAATTGTTTAAAGCGCACAAATTGGATTAATCAGTGTAATTTTGATTATAAAGATAGTAAATTTGATGAAAAAATTTTTGATTTAGCAAACGAATTTTATGATGGGTTTATAAGTGATCCAACATTTTTAAGTTTTATTTATGATGAAGAAAACTTAATCAATTTTAAAAATTTAGTTTTTATGATCGGTGAATTTTTTGAATTAAGTTACGACCTAAAAATAAAATTAGCGCCACAAGTTGCAAAAATAGTTCATCCAAAATTTCTAGTTTCCATAAAAAAAGGTAGTGGAGATTTTAAGAACCATAAAAAATTAACTTATAAAGAAATATTTGATTTGTATTTTGGTTTTGAAAGAATGAAAAGCTACTACTTCCTCGATAACTAACAAAAAAGGCAAAAAATGATAATAACACAATCCTTTATAATCAAAAAAGGCCAAAAATGACGATAAAGACTAACGAAGCCCATGCGACACCCGCATTTTCAATGATTGCGGCTTCTTTGATTGCTGATTTTAATATGCAATACTTTAATGTTGAAAAGAAAACAGAAATCGCTAAAATATTTCACAACTTAAAAGAGCATAGCTTCTTTGCTGTGGATTGTTTTGAACATTCACATTTAGAACGAATCGAAAACCAACCGACAAATTATCAGCTTGTCGGTTCTTTTTTTGCTCATCCAAATTCGAGCTTTAAAAGTGAAAATGTGGACGCCGAATTTTTGATGATGTTAGCATCTGAAACCTCGACAATGCTAAAAAAATATATCAAAAAATTTAATGTTGACTTGAATTTAACGACCTATGTTGAAAAAGAAAATCTAGGATATTATCAAGCAGATTTGCAAATCATGCTGCAATTATTTAAAGAAGAAATTGATAATATTGAAACCAGAGTTTTTAAACATTTTAATTATCTTCTTTCTAAAAAAGATTTACAAAATGATATAAAAACATTTATTATTTTTAAAGAACTCGACAATCACATTACAAATTTTTATCTCAAATTTTTTTGCTTTCGAATGCGGTCAATGCTTTCAAATGATTCTGCTATTAAAGTTGAATTTGCAAATGCAATCCAAAATTACATAATAGGGAAATTATGAGCAATAATAAAGGCAGACCACCAGCACGCTGGGTTGACCAGTTAGCTGACGGGGAATATACAGTGCAAGATTTGATTGAGCTGACTGGTAAATCAGCACTTGCGACGCGTTGGATTATGCGTAAATACGCAAAAAGCGCACGCTATGTTTTAAATCCGAATGCTAAGGGTATTATTGTTTATTATCTTTGGAATAGAGAGCATTACATCGATAAGCTAAAGAGTGCCGCGCAAGCTCGTAAGCTGCTAATCGACGCAACCCGCGGCACAAAATAAAATTAGCACAAATAATTTTACGCATCAAATTTTAAACTTTCTAAAAAAAGTTCAGCATTATAAATTTCTTTGATATAAATCAATTGTTCTTCTTGACACTTTTTATAATAAGAACACCACGTCAAATCGATATCAATTGGAAAATGCCCTAGAGTTTCAAACCACTCTTTACTTGCTTTGGTTTTGTTAGCATTTTTTCTAACAGTATCAGGGCAGCTCAACGCTGTTAGTGCTTCGTTTCTGTGAATCTGCCATTGGACTGCACAAATAAAATGCAGAAAAAAATCATAATGTTTTTTTATGTAGTCTTTAGAAATTTTGACAGCCAAATTTTCTTCAATAAATTGAAACGTCGCATCGATGATTCTAGAGCGACAGGCGAGGATATTATTGTAATCAATATCAATCGCCCATAATGTGTCTAACGTTGCTGTAATGGCTTCAAAAATGCCTAAATTTTTTAATGCTTCAAGCCTACGTTTGTACATTGCAACAACAAAGTTGCCAGTTCCACACGTTGGCTCAAACAGACACACTTCTAAATCAGCCCATACTTTTGGATTATTCTGACTCATCAAATCAAGCATCTCTTCGACAACATGCTCGGGCGTAAAGACTTCGCCAAATTCTTTTATTCGCTCTTTACTTTTACTTAGCATTAAATAACTCTTGTTGTTTTTCTTTATTATTTAAAATAACTTTCCGCACTCGGATATTGATTAAAAATTCATCAGAATCTTTATGCACTAAGTTTACGTGTGCGTGTGCAATATCTCTGACGACTTTCACGAGTCCAGATTTTTTATAAACCTTACCAAAAACGCCGAGGTCATAATAAAATTTACCGCGTTTTAAAGAAATATTTTTATGTTCCGGGTATCTTTTTGGGATATTTTCCAATTCTTTTTTAGCACTCGCATAGTCATCAAACACTTCTAAAACATAAATAACTCGACTTTTTGTCCCAACGTAACAGTATATCATAACACTCCTAAAAATTTGATTCAGAAAAAAAATTAAGCTAAACTTACTAAGAGATAGCTGCCTGCCAAAATTCAATCATCAAAATCCTACCTTATTATTTGACTTAACTTAATATGCCCACCAAAAAATTACAGCTATCTTATCCAATTCATCACCTTGACAAAAATGCTCAAGTCAATTACTTAACAATTATCCTTCCTTGTTCAATATCTCTCTAGACTCACAGATTTCATCGCTCTGTGAGTTTTGTTATTTTAATTGGAGGTATAATGCGGACTTTTCTGTACGTGAAAGAAACACATGAAATAATTAGCAAGCACTGTTCAATTAAAGCAGCACAACGTCAACAGTCAATTATGCCAATTGATGGCAATAAATATGAAATTATCCCTATATCAGAACTCCCAGTTTCTGTTGTTTATGTTCTTGCATATTCAATTGACCCGATGGAAAAAGAAGATATTTTCGCTGTGTTTTATCATTATCAAGAAGCGCATGAAGCAACGACAAAAAACGTAAAAGACCCACGATATTTTTTACTAACACCAAGAATTTATTTTAAAACGATTTACTGATGGAGTTTAAATGCTAGAAAATTCTGAATTACCCCTACTTGTCAAAATATTTAAAGAGAAATTTAACACTGAAGTAGCAAAAACTATTTTAAATTATTATATGAGCGTTGCGTTAATTCCACAGGATGAAGTCATATTAAAAGCAAAAAATGAAAAAGATAAAGAGTTTTTAGAAATTACTATTGTAGAAGACTCTGATTTTAAAAAGTACTTTAGAACTTCAAAACATATCATGATGGTTATTGAATCAATACAAAATTTAATTAGTACAGTGAATATATCAGATTTTAATTTAAAAAAAGAAAGTGACAAAGCGCCTGAAGAATTTATACAAATAAAACTAATTTTATTGATTAGTTTATTATTAAAAGAACTACGCGGTCACACAGATAATCAAGAATTAAAAGATGTTATGCAATTAATTACAAATGCACTACTCGTTTCAACGGATGACTTTCTAAAACAGAATTATGACACAAAGTATCAAAACTGGGAGACAAATGACAAAATATAGTTTTCAAATAATTTATAAACCAATTGTTGAAATGTACGTGAAACTTCAAGAAGATTTACTTAAATATGGGCAATATGCCAACACGCTAAAAAAATTAGAATCAGAAAGTGATGAGGATTACGTCAAGAAAATGGAACAATTCGTAACAAAAATCCGAAGTTCTGATGAAAAAACTATGAGAGATGTAGCAAAACTACTTGCAATTAACGAAACAAAAGAGCCAAAACAAGTTGCAAAATGTACAGAATTTTATAAAACCTCTGAACATTTGGCCATTATTTTAAAACGACTTCATGAACTCAAAGACTCAAAGTATTCAAACCCTGAAATTGAGAAATTACTAGAAAAAGTGATTTTCTTTTTCTTTAGTTATACATTACAACTCTGTGATAACATTTATTCAACCCACACAGTAAAGAATGAGAACTATGAAAAACCCAATTGACGAGAAAAAAACAAAGTATTTTGAGTTGAAAAAAACTTTAAAAATTACAAATAAGATTGTACGATTATTTCACGAAATCGGAGATTTGAGACCTGGACTTATTAATGAGCACGAAGCATACATCAACGCAGTCGGCGCAACTGTTTATTTCTTAGAAAATACTGTCAAAGAATATGCAGATATTGCGCTAGAAATTCATCAAGCGGACGAATGCGAAGCAAGCATAACATCTTTAAAACTACAATAAAGGGTTACAAAAAGCTGGTCACAGATGACTACAAACACGAAAAAAACTACCTCAAATCTCTCAATGAATCAGAAAAAGAATGGCTTGAAACGTTTATTTCAGGCTATTATTTTAGAAATACACAAAGTTTTTTAAAGCTCAATTTCACAGTGAGTCAACGCCGCGCAAGTTACAATCGACACCGCGCTATTTTAAATGATATCTATTCTAAATGTGTTCCCTTACAATTTAATGATAATCATGAGGTTGATAATGATGATAATAATTGAAGCATTTTGTCTTGGAATTCTTCTTGGAACTGCACCCATTGGCTATTATTTAATCAGAAAAAAAATTGAGAGTGTTACCATAAAGTTTGACAAAGCTCACTTGAATATGAAAGACGCAACAGAAAAACTCAAACAATTGCATGAAAATGCATTGACAAATTATGAGTCACAATCTAAAAAAATTGAAAAACTCCAAACTGAAATGAACATTATTAAAACAACCACAACCCTTAAACGCTCAGGAAGTGTATGAAAATTTCAATCTCAAATACGTTTGATATTTCAACCGTCGCAAACACAAAATCTTACCAAGAGTTGCAAAGTTATTTTGATTATGCAAACAGATTCACTTATGAAACTGTACAAGCTCTCACAAAAAAACTGACACTCAATGATAATTTTAGTTACTCCACGTTGAATTTAACAGTGAGTCACGGTGAGCCAATAGTTCTTAAAATTTCGAGTTATTCTCATATTCTTATCAATTCGATTATTCCAATTTTGACGTATGATATCTCTCAAAACTCACTCTCTCAATATGTTTTGACAATCTTTTTTAAACAAAATCAAAATATTTTTGCAAATAATGCAATTTGGGTAGCAGGGACAATTGTCAAATACTCTGTGCAAAATATCCAAAATTATAGCATTGGGGATGTAGTCACATTTTCAGGGTTCCGCAATCAACCCAATAATGGAACTTATTTAATTGTAGGAATTGATTTAGACACAGCGTCAGTATTTGTCCAAAATTATAACCGTACAAGTTCTACGGGAGATGAACTTCTCTCAACATATTCTGGTAGTCCCCTTGTAAAAAATTATGTGACCATTGGAGTTATCAATTGAACAACCGTGAAAAAATCCGCGCAATTATTGACCAGCAAATACAAAAACTTTATGAAATTTCTGAAACTTCAAGCAAGCCATTATTTGATAAAGAAATTGACTCACTGGCTAAACTTGCAAAACTTGTTGAAGCAGAATCATTACTTGATAGCTTAAAAGACAAAACAAAATTTGATGATTTATCAGAAGAAGAATTGTTACTTCTTTATAATTTTAGAAAGAATCAACCCAATGGACAGAGTGACTGAAAAATTGTGGCAACGAGGCGAAATGAGCTTTTTGTTGCATGCAGCACAGAAACAAGTCTATGACAAAATATTAACAAGCAACGAGCAATTGCATTTGTTTTTAGGCTCAAGACAGTTTGGCAAATCATTTCTCTCTCTTGCTCTTGGCTTTCAACACGTCGCAAGCCCGCACACGATTAATAAACTCGTAAAGATTGCAGCGGGTACACTCAAAGCGACAAACGATATCGTGAACGATAATATGAAATTTTTTATTGTGAGTGCACCACCGGGTCACATCAAACCGACAAAATCTGACAAGCGTTACAAAGTTGGAACAAATGGCGAGATACGCTTGGGGATGATGGAACGTGCGCACGTCGATTCATTGCGCGGTGGGAATGCTGGGCTTTACATTCTTGAAGAAGCAGCAGCAGCGGTGAGTAGTGATGATTTTGAGTACGCATACAAAGCCGTAATCATTCCGCAGCTACTTCGCTCCGGGGGTAAGATTGTTATCATCACCACGCCCTCAAAAAACCCTGATCATTACGTGCACTCTGTGATTCAACCGCAGTGTGAAAAAAAAGGCACACTTTACAAAGCGACTATCTTTGACAATCCACAACTCACAACAGAGCAAATACAAAACGCTATTAATGCGTATGGTGGCGCTGACACTTTAGATTTTAGGCGTGAGTACCTGTGCGAAGTTGTGCGCGATGGACGCTCATTGATTACGCCTGCATTTTCTGATGTGCGGCATATTACAAATCAAAGCTATGAGAGTGTGTATGCAGCAAACTGTTGGATAATCGGAGACACGGGAGGCATACGTGATAAGCACGTCTTACAAGTTTGGGGTCATCGAATTACAGACAATAAAAAATTAATCATTGCAGAGGTGATGTTTGATTCCAATACCAACACGATAGTTTTGGGTGATATGATTAAACAACTCCGCACAAAATATCAAATAAAACCCTATCACATTTTTTTAGACTGCCATGGTCAGACTCAAGTCGATCTCAATACTTTGTGTGATGTTTCTGTTACGTTACCGCCGAAAGTTGATCGAGACAATGCAATTATGGCTTTGAATTCGGCGTTCTTTCAAGATGAGATTTTTATCAATAAATCATGTGAGTTTACAATAAAAAGTTTACGCTCTTGTATGTTTAATAAAACACGCACAGACTTTGAACGAACAGATGAGTTAGGCCATGCTGATGCTGTGATGTGTGCTGTCTATGGTTTGCGTGTTGAAAAATTTATTGAGCGCTCTAAAATCATCACTAACTTTTCAAACTTTAGTCAAATGAGCAATCAATCACCACAGACAAATTTAGAAAAAGTCACAAAAGCCCTTAGACCCTTTCACAAAAGCCTAGCAAATTTTTAACGATATTTTCTGTTAATGAATCCAAAATAATTTGTGTTGCTTCTTTCTCTGAAAGAATTAAAGAATCAATCACTTTTTCAAGTGTGTCTTTTTTCCAAAACTCAAACCATTTCTTCTTTTCAATTTTTGCAGCTTTCTCAACCATAAAGTTTTTTAATACAGTTCTATCGCCAGCAATCCAAACCATAAATTTAATCGAATATCCATTGACTCCATGATAGCGAAAAAAACAGTTTGCATATTTTGGTTGTCCGTTCTCATCTTTTTCTTGAAAGCTTGTTGTAAAAATTTCAAAAGATAAATTAACAAGCCGAGTTTTTACAGACAACTCTTGAATTGCAATGCATGGAGTTTCTAAAATTTTTATAAGCGACGTAGTACCCATGAGCCTAACACTTTCTTAGCCTGGTCTTCGCGTAAATAGGGATGTGCAGCGAGAATTGCAGCGACAACGTGACCCGTTGACATGCGCTCGTAATCCTGCAACCCAAAATCTTCTGGACGGCTATTTTTTAATAAATTATTAAATCGACGCGTTTTATTTTCTTCTAGTCGTTTTTTCTTGTCTCGACTTTCTCTACGAAGACAATCAGAAACAGCTTGAACAGATGGTCTGAATTCTGCATAAGTGCTAATATCATTAAAGACAATTTGCCAAATTTCTGAATCTGTTAAATCTGGGTTGTGTTGTTTTAATATTTTTTTCACTGTTACATATTTAATGACTCGGCCGTTTTTTTTCAAGTGGCCGTTGCGCCATTGCACACCAATGTGTTGTAATACGAGAGCCGCGTTAACTTTTGTCATTCATATCCTTTTGTTTTTAAATTACATATGTTAATATAGATGACGTTACCAAATAAATCAATAGAGGGCATCGTGTGTGTTAAGTTATTACGATTTGACTAGACAAGTGCATTATGATCCCAAAACAGGAATTTTTACCTGGAAGATAAAAAAACGAAAAACTCGAAAAGGATCAGAAGCTGGTTTCTATGCGCCAAGTCGTCTGTACCGCTACATCAGAATTGATGGTAAAGATTATACTTGTCAGCGTATTGCATGGTTTTATATGACAAAAACTTGGCCAACTAAATTTGTTGGCTTTAGAAATAAAAATCCGATGGATTTACGATTTTTAAATTTAATCCATTGTGATAAATATGATTTGCAATCCAACAGATCCAATTCACAACACCTCACAGGTGCACATTTCAGAAAAGAAAACAAAACCAAGCCGTGGAATTCAAGAATTTACTACAAAGGTAAGTGCATTTCCCTTGGTTATTTTAAAACAGAAAAAGAAGCACACAGGGCACACACAAGAGCAAAAAAGGATATACAAAGTGGAATTATCGACTTTGCTAAAGAAGTACCGAGTAAATGGCGAGACCTTTTATCACCACGCAGGACGGTATGCGAATCAGCCCGTGGAGAAACGCAAACTGGTTCAAGAAATTCTTGAAATGGGCGCAGAGCTTGAAGAAGTTGAACCAATAATCGAAATCCTCAAGCAAAAATGTATTGAACGGCAAAAATTTTCCGATCAATCTTTTGATGAGATTGAACAAGTCATCCATTCATTTCATTACGTCATCGATAAATTCCAAATTGTTTTAAATAAAAATAATCCTGAACAAAAACTTATCTATTTGATTGAGGGAACACGAGCAAAACTATTGGCATCCTCACTCCCTGGCACAGATGAGCTAGTGCGGTTGCTTGCAAATATTTATCCTGAAGATATGGCGTTATTGCATAAAGAAATTCAATTGCGCACAGAAAAAAAGAAACGACACCATGTGACAATCGAGAGTTGCATTAAATTATTAGTCAACTCGATTATCAATGCACTATACACAAAAACTCCAATGGCAATTAATTATGATATCAAACCATTAACACTATCAAATAGTTCCGAATTTTCAGCGCACAAGTTGAATTATGAATACAAAGAAACACCACAACTCAATCCACATCTTAAAGAATTATTAGGGCGTATCACAGACAGTGATCGGTTGTGTGCGTTACTTTGGATTTGTTTTAATGGCCATAAATCGCCGTATGTTATTTATTTATACGGCGAGGGCGGCGAGGGGAAATCATCATTTACTGGAATGTTGCGGCGAAAAATTGGCAAAGATGTTGTAGCAAGCTTTGATAGCTCAAATCAATTTTCAAATTTTGGCATGTTCAATAAAGCGCTAATTGTTCTCTCTGAAAATAACAATCCCCGAGTTTTGCAAAAAGCAGAAGTGAAACAATTAACAGGAGATAGTATTGTCAGCATTGAACAAAAAGGAAAAGATAGGTTCACAGGAACATTGTCAGGATTATTGATAATTGACTCAAACGTACTCCCTGAAATAGACGGAGATTCCTACGAACTTCGAAGACTTCGTTTATTTAAATTTGAACCATTACAAGCCACAGAATTTTATTCTAAAGAAATGTACGAGAGTTTTTTAGGAGAAAATTTTAATGACTTTTTAAATTATTGCAGAATTTGTTACGAAAACATCGGGCAAAATTGGACTGTGCTACCTAGCCCAAATCAACAAGCACAATTTAAAAGTTTACAAGACAAAGCACAGCTTGTCATGAATCAAGAATTGTGGGCTAAACTGATTCGCTCTGGAGAATTTGCAATTGATCCCCGTTCTGAAATTGAAGAATCCACATTTTATAAAGCATTGCAAAACATTACAAACCTCAAAGAATTTAAAAAGAATTACGGACTTTCTAACTTTTTAAAATATTTAAAGCATGAACACGCCATCAAATCCGAGCATGGAAGAATTTATGGTTTGAAAGCCGTTGATAAAAAAGGCGTGTATTATGACCCATACCATACAAATTAAAGGTAAAGTATGCCATTAATTACAAGAGACAATTATTTAAAAATGAGAGATATTACATACCATAAAGATTGGAATAAAAAACTTGAAAAAACAATGGAAGCCACAATCAATCAAATCAATGAATTTTTAAAAGAAATTAAATTTTCAAATGTGGAAGTTGTAAGCGGCTGGCGACCACAACAATTGAATGAAAGCATTAAAAATGCCGCTACGCAAAGTAAACATATTACATGCCAGGCTGTTGATTTACTGGATTTAAAACCGTTTCCATTAATGCATGCAATCTTAGAGAATTTAATTGCGGCAGAAACTCATGGTGTTTACTTTGAAGATTTTTCATATACGCCAAGCTGGGTTCATATACAAGTTGTGCCGCCTAAATCGTTTCGTAGGGTATTTGTTCCAAATTCCAATCCACCTCTTGTTGCTAATAAATGGAAAGGTCTTGAGTATTATGACAGACAGTTTATATAAAGTTGGCGATAAATTTAAAATAATTGAAACAACAAGTGATAAGTTTTTAATCGGAGATATCTTTAAACTGCATGAGATCCGTTTAGGTCATTATCCATATTTATTAAAAAGAAAAAGTTATTCGACTATTTTTGAAATTGAGCTCAATGCTGAACTCGTGAGTGTTTTCGGTGTAAAATTTGAGCCTCTCAAAAAACTTTTTGATGGAATTAGCACAAAAGATGATATGACGCTCAAACCACATTATCGAGCGATTAGTCCTTATTTATTGCAGAATATGGCGATGATTTTTAGACAAGGAATTAAAAAGCACGGCCTCGATTCCCATCGTAATATTGAAGCAAAACATGCTGGAGAAATTATTGATGCATTGTTGCGACACATTGAAAAAATCAGGCTTGGGGAATTTTTTGATTTAGAAAGTAAGCAACCACACCTTGCACATGCTGGCTGTAATCTTTCAATTCTCATGAATATCTATGCAAAATATGGTGCCGAAGAATTGATTAAATCAATAAATGGGGAATTGAATGAGTGAAGCTGTGCTTGATTTTGAATTCTTTGGTGCAAACAACGAACACCCAACGTTAGTGTGTGCGGCACTAGCACATAAGACCTACTGGCTCTTGGATAACTCGGATACAACACGTTTTAAAAATGATTTAAAAAAATTTAAAAAGCTGATTGTTTATTACGGAGTTGCAGAATCTCGTTGTTTACTTGCTCTTAAAATCAATCCCTTAAATTTTGAATGGGTTGATTTGTATGCAGAGTTTAAGATGTTGCAAAACTCAAACAATCAATATCTTTATGGCACTTATATTGATAGTGCAGGGCTTAAGAAATTCTCAGAACCCAAAAATTTTCGTGAATATATAAATCAAGTAAATAACGAAGATGACGATGAAGAAATGCTGAAGCATAACAAAGTACCCTCAAATTTAATTAATGCAGTATTTAAAATGACGCAACACGTTTTAAGTTCTTTGCAAAAAAATCAAATGAGAGAAATCATCATTTCAGGAAACGTCGAAAATATCACAAACCATAAAAAAGAAATTATGGAATATTGCTTGAGTGATGTTTCGTTTCTTTATGCTGTGCGTAATAAAATTGAGTTCGAGTATTATAGGCTAGGACTACGAAACTTTGAAGAATCTATACTTGATCGTGGTTTGTATTCAGCGTGCATTGGGATTTGTGAGCAGATAGGAATTCCCATCAATAAACAACTGTTGGATAAAATTATTGCAAAGACTCCTGAAATTATTAAAGACTCAAGAGATGCTGTCAATGCATTATCCTCATTTCCAATTTATATCCCTGAAATTCCCGCCACAGAAAAACATTTTAAAAATGGTGCTGTAAAAATCATCAAAAGCAAACCCGAACGACGCGACAACAAAGCAATTCAAAAACTCATTGAAAGTTTTGATATTCCCGCTTGGCCAAAAACAGAAACGGGCTTTTATAAAACAGATTCTGACACGATAGAAAGTTATAGAACGATTCCCGTTATTGAAGAGATGTATAAGTGCAACAAAACCGAATCATCTTTAAAATGGTTTCGTGAAAAAAATTCCGACGGGTTTTTTGCCGCTTATGATTTTAAAAATGACGTTGTCAGACCCTTTTATGGAATTTACGGCACACAGACGGGACGTAATGCCGCCAAAGCGAAAACGTACCCATTGGCGATGAGTTCCTGGTTGCGTGCGATTATTCAACCAAAACCAGGAACTGTCATCATTGCAGCAGACTTTAGTCAACAAGAAATTGCTGTTGCAGCGTGGCTCTCTCAAGACAAGAATTTAATCAACGCTTACAATTCAGGTGATGTGTACTTAGAGTTTGCAAAACAAGCGGGCGCTGTGCCCATGGATGCAACAAAGAAAACCCACGAGCGCGAGCGCGACCTTTTTAAATCAACAAAGCTTGGCTTGCAGTATGGGATGGGTGCTGAAAAGTTACGATTGAAGCTCACATACGATTGCAAACGGACTGTGTCGCTTGAAGAGACTCAAGCATTAATTACAGCACATAAAACTGTGTATGCAGAGTACTGGAATTGGGTTTATGAAATTAGCAAGCAATACAAAAGCCGCGTGCCGCTTGTCACATCTGATGGTTGGGTTTTGTGGACTGACAACCCCATTATGACAAGCGTGCGCAACTTCCACGTTCAAGCACACAGTGCCAGCATTACGCGTCAAGCTGTAGTCGATGCGTGCAAAGCAAATTTGAAAGTGATGTCAAGTTTGCATGACGCGCTTTATATTATCTCGCAAGAACCGACAAAAGATTTGATTATTCTCAAGCAAATCATGCGCAACGCAACAGAAAAAATACTCGGTGAAAACTGTATAGAAATACGAATTGATGATAAAATCTTAACAGATTCAGAAATATGGGTTGAAAAAAAAGGACAAGCCGATTGGTCTAAAATCAAAACACACATCATTTGAGAAAGGTTATTGATGCAAACAGAATTTGTCAAAACTGAAAGCAAAACGATTTTTAAAAAAGCGCCATCGCTGAAAAATCAACCAGTAAATGGTGAGCTCTTTACTCTGAATGAAGCAGTGACAGGGACACTCTCAAATATTTTTGAGAATCAAGACGGGCAAATTATTTTTCTCAAAACACCCACTGGAGATGTGGGAGTTCCTTTGTATTCAGGGCTGAAATTTTTTATTTATCATAAGAAGTATAAATACGGCGATATTGAGAAAGTGGGCAAAGAAAAAGGCGATCCAATTACGATTGTTTATCTTGGTACGAAAATGAGCCCAAAATCGAATAGACTCATGCACAACTTTTTTGTGGAGTGAATACTTTGACTGATGCTGATTATTACAAGCTCGATTGTCTTAGCTTTTCAAAACTCAAATACATTTTACATTCACCGCGTAAATTTTTTCAAAATCAAGAAACACCTTTTGCGGGAACGGCTGCAACAAATTTAGGCAATGCGATTCACTGTTGGATACAAAATCAGCAAGAGCGCGTGAGCTTTCTGCCTGACTTGTCTCACGTCAAAACGCGCGACGGCAGAATAGCCCGAACACCGCAAAGCACAACCGAGGGAAAGCAAATCATTGAAGACTTTAAAAAAACTGTGCCGGCAGACAATTTTATTTTGTCTTGCGATTGTCTCCCTATTTTGATTAATCTCTATAATCATTATAAACAGAATTACGAAATTCAAGAAATTATGAGCGACTTCATGAATTTTGAAACGCCTTACTTTGCAGAAATTGACGATTTAAAATTTAAGGGCAAGTTAGACGCGGAAAATCGCAACTATATTATCGATTTTAAAACAACGTACAAACCCGCGTCAAAATATTCTGTTGCAAAACATCTCATATACGACGAGTATTATCATATGCAACTTGCAATCTATGGGTTGCTAAAAGCACGCAACGAAGAAAAAGATTTTAGAGATTATCATTACAAAATTATTTTCTTTGAAACCGAGCCACCGTATGATGTAAAAATGTACACAATAAGTCATTTTACAATTCAGCAAGGGTTGGATTTACTCACTTCTGCTATCAATAAATACAAACACTATATCATCAATAAAAACCCTCTCTATGAGTTGAGCGAAACGATATGATAAAAATTCCTACAATTATTGCAATCGACCCCGCGTCAAATAAAGCGGGAGTTGCATTGTATTATAACGAAATTATCCGCTCGGCATTATTGACGGGCTATGGGAATTGGACGCAAAGAATCACACAACAGCGCCAACAGCTCGAATTATTTTTAAATCATTATTTACCGGAAAATCAAATTATCAATCATCTTGTTGTAGAGAACGTTGTAGGTTTTCGCAATTCAAAGCTTAGTTATTCTGTGGGTGCGTTGTGCTCATTGCCATGCATTCAGAGTGAACTAAACCTGATGGCACCATCTTGTTGGAAGAAAATTGTGAAAAAATGTGGCGGCGGAAAAATCCAAAAAGGGTTTGCAGCGTTACGTTATGTGCGGCCGGCGTACCCGCAAGTGTCTGATGATGAGGCCGACGCTATCTTAATGTTACTTGCTTATCTTGAGAAAGGCTTTACAGATGAACAGTATACCGATTACTAATATCTTATTTTTAGATCTCGAAACAACAGGGCTTGATTGTGCAAAGCATTATATTTTAGAAGTTGCAATTCTTCCAGCACAATTGCATGAAGAAAACTTTTTCTGTAATAAAGAGAATTTGTTTACGGCTCTGTTGAACTTTCACGTTGAAAATTTCAAAGAGAATTTTGACCCAAAAGCTCTTGAAATGCACGAAACAAATAATTTGATTCAAGATATTTTAAATTCTGATATTAAAAAGTGGGAACTAAAAGAACTCGAGCAAGAGTTGATTAAACAAGTCAATAATACTTTTGGAAAGTATGCAATGGGCATTCAATTAGCCGGAAATTCCGTGCATTTTGATTTGCAATTTATCAAACATCATATGCCCACATTTGCAAAACGTTTGAGTTATCGAATTTTAGATATGAGTACATTCCGCACACTCGCAACAGCACTTTGTAATTATAAATCAGAACTCAACCCAGCGCACAGAGCTAAAGAAGATGTTTTGTATTCTTACAGTTTAATGCTTGATTTTATCAAAAAGTTGAGACACAGCGAGACTAATCGAAGCTTAAATTAATCCGCCATCTTTTCTAACAAACAATTTTGAATTTTCTATTTTATATTCAAAATTGGTATTTTCTGTTACGTAAGCATTTTTAATCAATTCAAGAGCAGAGCGTAAAGACCTGTTGAATTCTTTTTGAATCAAACCGCTTCTTGATAAGTCGTGTAAATATTCAAGCGAAAAAGGGATGGGTTCTTTATGTGAAGCGTAAAAATGAAAAATCCATAAAGCCAATTGATTTTGGCCAAGTTGCTTTCTAATATTGATATTGATAAATGTATAGTCATCTGTATCTCTAAACACGCAAAGTAAATGATTATCAAATTCTAAATAATAAGCGTTGGGTTCATCTTCGATCAAAGCAAACGATTGAATAAGATGACTCATATACATTGCGTGTTGCTTGCCTTTGACTTGCACAACCGCGAGTACAAGTTTAAAAATTCGATTTTTCACTTGGTCGCGGGTTTCTGTACTATCTGTATACCCTAAAAATTTACACACTTCATAAATTGTCACACGGACACGATTACTTCCTTTAGACTTTTCTTTAAATAAATAGACCAATGCATCCCAAACTATGAGATCCAATTGGTTTAATTCTTCTCCCGAAAACAGCACTTGATACTGCGACATCGACAGTATCTCTTTATTTTTGACAGTAAGATGAACCCCTCTTTTTTGAATTCCGAACAAAGCAGAACGTAAAAAAACGTTGGGAATTGCTCGACTTAAAGGTTCTGTGACGGGGATAAATTCTGTTGTCGGAAGAGCATTAATTTTTTCTTTGATGCTATCAAAATGTTTATTGAGATAATCTTTGAACTCTTCAGTATTATTCTTTAAATAGTCGTAGAGCCTGTAAGGTTTTGTTTTCAAGTCGCTAATTGTTTCATGTGTCGTGAGTATCTTTTCTTCTAAAAATCGAAACCCTAAAATTCCAAAATCATTGAGACAAAGATTGACGACGTGTTTAAATGCATTGTAACTAAAATAATTAAAATTGCCTTTAAAATCTTGAAAGTTGTCAAAAAACAAAGCCCCACAAATACCCATCGCTTGGTTAAAGTGTGGATGTTGTTGAGTATTGTCGTTTTTAATTGAGATTCTCTTGACTGTCTGACTTTTTGTAATTAGCATAAATCAACCTCCGTGTTTATAGCTATTTTAAGAAAATTAAATATACACAGAGGCTTTTTTTTTGCCAAATTTTTCTTCTATAAAAATTCCTGCACAATTTTTAATCAAATATATCGCATCATTTTTAAGCATATTTAAAACCCACTAGATCGGGGTTTATACACCCACTACCGACTTGATTATACACCCACTACCGACTTGATTATACACCCACTACCGACTTGATTATACAC